ATAGCAACAAAACACCTATTGATGAGTTTGCATCCATCCTCAATAAGGAGGGTATTTATTATAATACAGCTAATTTAATCGTAGAAAGAAATACTGTTGGAAATCATGTCCTTGATTTACTCTATAATAAGTTAGAGTACGAAAATTTATGGCACGATGAAAGGGGTTTAACTGGCTTTCAGGTTACTATGAAGAACCGAGAGACAATTTTATCCGAGTTAGAAGAAAGTATTAGGACTAATGTTCTAAAAATTAATTCTGAACGCACTTTAAATGAGCTAAATACCTTTGTAATAACAAATTCAGGAAAGATAACTGCTGATAATGGTAAACACGATGACCTAATTATGAGTTTAAGTCTTGCAAACCATATCATGAAGAGCACTAGAGACAATTCTTTCATCGAATTTACAAAAGAGAATGCTTTTAAGGAAACAAAACTTTACCCTAAGAGCACAAAAATACCTTTAATATCAAAAGGTAAGCAAGTAATAGAGGATATTGAATGGCTGATGAAGTAGAAAACCAAATTGTTGAAGATGGTGGACAATCAACTTGGGCAAATTATGCAACCAAGGGACCTTATTTTTATCCTAGAGGGGCTTTAGGTAGGTTTTTCGCTAGGTTTTTTGCAACAAAAGCCCAAGACGCAGTAATCCAGGCCGTTTCTGACGTAGAGGGTCCAAACCTAACAGGTGATACTAAGCTAAAAAGCTCTGATCCTGCCGATAATACAGGTGCAGCGGCATTTACTATTAACAGGACCACTCCCGTCTATTCAGAGATCGAAAGATCAAGAAAAGAGCGATATAAAGACTACGAATCCATGGATGAGTACCCTGAGGTTGGTAGTGCTTTTGATATGTACGCTGATGACTCCACTCAAAAGGATACACAGCACAGAAGGTGGTCAGTTCGATCAGAAAGCCCTGAAGTAGTTCAAGAAATTGAAGATCTTTTTCAGAATGTACAACTAGACAGGTATTATTACGATATTGTTCGAAATGCTGTTAAGTTTGGAGACTGCTTTCTTGAGATTATTGCAGATGTTAATAACCCCACAGCAGGGGTGCAAAGAGTAAAGATACTAAACCCCAATTATCTAATTAGAGTAGAAGATAATTATGGTTATCTAAAAACCTTTTTGCAGCAAATTCCAGATAACACTACGATTGATGCTAGTTACCAAGCGCCTCTACAGACTGGAAACAAAGATAGTCAGTATATTGAGCTAGATAAAAACCAAATTATACACTTTAGGCTGTTTACCTCAGATCCTAAGTTTTATCCTTATGGTAAATCAGTTGCTGCTTATGGAGTACACACTTTTAGGTCTCTAAAGCTCATGGAAGACGCGATGCTTATTTACAGGCTTGCGCGAGCACCAGAAAGAAGGATCTTTTACGTTGATGTTGGCAACCTGCCTTCTAGCAAAGCAGAGCTTTTCATGGAACGAGTTAAAGAGAAGTTTAAGAAAGAAAAATACTTCAGGAATAAAGGAGTTGATGCTCGTTATAACCCTCTAGCTGCGGATGAAGACTACTTTGTTCCTATTAAAGGAAATCAAAATACTCGTATTGAAACACTTCCTGGAGCCCAGAACCTTGGTGAGGTAACAGATGTCTCTTACTTTAGAGATAAACTACTTGCTGCGCTTAAAGTTCCAAAAGACTTTATTAGTCAGGACAAAGGGCAACAAGCAGAAAAGAAAGCTAATCTATCTGAACTAGATGTTAAGTTTTCCCGTGCAGTGGCAAGAGTTCAACATGAGATAGAAGTAGGTTTAGAGATAATGGCAAAAAGACATTTAGCTCTTAAAAAGTATCCTACAACTTTAATAAACTCGCTTAGAATACAATTACCTGATCCTTCTGATAGATTTACCAAGAGGAAGCTGGAAATTGATGAAATGAGATTAAGAATAATTCAGGGCGTTACTCAAACTCAACTATTCCCTAAAGATCATATCTACAGAGAGTATTATGAGATGAGTGACGGAGAGATTGCTTTACTGAAGCAAAAACTAAAACAAGAGGCAGAAGATGCTGCATATCAGCAGCAGGAACTGAATCAAATATCCCCAGGAGCGGGAGAGCTACCTCAAGGAAATACGCCTGGAGGGCAGGAAGCAGTTCCTACTCAACAAGCAAGAGAAGCTTTTTCTGAAATAGAGGGGTTAAGGTCAAAACTTGTAGAAGAAAACGGGTATAGGCCAGCAGAGCAGAAAGTCTGGAAAAGAATTTTAGAAAAAATACCAGAAACTAAAAAAAAGCCTTAAGCTATTTTAGTATATAGATTTAAGCACTAAGGAGCAATTTTAATTATGTTTGACCATATCTTTGAGAATAGAGACAGAAAGATAACTAATATCGTCAAGTTATCGGATTATCTCGGAAGGTCGTTGAGAGAAAATGTTGAAGTATTTTCTATTGATGACACAGAAAATAAAGCTACCTTCGTCACTGAAAGCGGTAAAATTATCGCAGGTTCATACAACTTTGAAAAAGATGTTGAACTTAAGAATATTCAGATTGAGGACGGAGAGCTTTTTGAGGACGATCAGAGGTTTGATGAATTTGTAGACTACAAAATCTCAAACTTTGTACAAAATATCTTTGAGGAAGATTTTGTTGAAGCAGATACTAGCTTTAACAAAGTTCTTCAATTATGGGAGAGTAGAGTTAAGTTCTCCTCCGTGAAGAAAAAACTCTACGAGAAATCCCAAAAATTCAATGGGTCAAATAGAATCATAGATAGTGAAGAGTTCCAGAAGGTAGTAGAGATTGCTCCTCAACTCGTAAACTTCTTAAAAGAAAACGAAAACTTAGTAAACATTCCTGAAATTAACAACATGGTCAAGCTATCATCGTCAGTTTCAAAGGCTTTTGCTTTACCTAAGATTTCATATGATTCTTTAAACGAAACTACTTACACAATTCCAGAAAATGTAAATCATACTATCTATGAAATGATTTGCAAGCAGGAATTGATTAGAAAAGAGTTAGTTGAATCAAAAAACAGCTTTAACTTGGTTTGGTTGAACAACGAGAAGATCTCTAATCTTGCCACCTTAGTGTATGAAGGCAATGAAGAGGTTGTCGTTAAAGCTTTAGTTGAGGCTGTTTGTGAAGTCCCTTACTTAGCTTTAGCTACAAAGAGACAAATCACAGAGACGCTGACCAGCAATCTTGAGCTAAACGAGTCGATTAAGGTTAATATGAAGGACATCAAGGCATTTAGTAGTGCCTTGTTTGAGTATAAGAAGCCTTTAAAGAACTTGTTTGTTTCAATGCTAAATGAAAAGTATGGAATCAGCGTTCAAAATCTAAAAGATATTCCCACCTTTAAAAGCTTGCTAAACACGCAAGTTTTAATTTTTGAGGCTTTAGCAAAGTTAAGCCCTAAAGCTTCTGTTCAAAAAGAAGTCTTAGTTGAAGCTGCGGCAATGCTGAAGGCCAAAAACGGTGTGGAATCTATTGATGTTAACCACTTCATCGAATTATTGTTTGAAAAATCAGGTTATCAAGACTACATCGTTGATGAGCCTTTAGTTGAAAATATCTCAATTAAAGAGACCTTCTCCGAAATGGAATCAATCGAAGAGTTGATTGAAGCAATTTTAGTAGAAAACAAAAAGAAATCTAAAAAAGCAAAGCCTGATTACATTGATATAGATGGTGATGGCGATAAGAACGAACCCATGAAAAAAGCCGTTCAAGACAAAAAGAAAGGCAAAACAATGTCTGAAGAGGACTCAGAGGAAGAATCTGAAGAGTCGGTAGACGAAGGCGCTAAGAAAGGTTATCCTGAGATGGGAATCAAAGGTGGCACTGAAGAAGCAGCGGCTGAAGCCAAAAAACGAAAGAAGAAGAAGGTTCAAGAAGAAGAGGCCGAGGAAACTGAGGTTGAAGAAGCTCCTGAAGAGTTAGAGGAGCAAGAAGTAGAAGAAAAACAAGCTCCTACCTCAGATGAAATCATGTCCTCCTTCAAGGACTTCGAAGACATTCTTAACTCAATTGATTTTGAGGACATCATGAAAGACTCTCAAGAAGAGGAAGAAGAAGAGGAAACCGAAGAAGAGGAAGTTGATTCTCAGGAGGAGACTGAAGAATGAGTAACAGAGACACCTTAATTCCAGTATGTAAAGTAGTCGGTATTGCTAGTGGCACCACTGGAGGAGTTCATTTAGCTAATACCGCTGTTGAAATAACAAATGTTGAAGTTTTTGATGAGCAACATAACAAACAAACAGCAGGTGCTAGTGGATTAGCAGAAGGTAATCAAACTTTCTTTGTTAGTGGCAACGCTGGAGGAACGATTACCTCTGGTTCAGTTGTTGTTAGAGTTCAAGGTGGACGGGTTGTCAATGCAACTGTTAAAAATGGTGGAGCCTATACGGGAGTAGACACAGCGTTTGGTTTGATTGATAACCATGATGACGGCATAAATAGTTACTCTTTGGGTGTGAATTTAACTGCAAGTCCTGCTATTGCTGATGTTCCTTATGTTACTGTTACAGATTTAAGTGGTCAAAGCGGTTGGTTCCGAGTTCAACCTGGACTTTCTGGTACATCTAATCTTTATGCAAACCCAAGTGCAACAGTTGGAGCAACCTTAGGTGGTAATCCCATTAAGTTGCCTGGTGGTCCAAGGTCAGGTTTTGATACCTCTCAAGTCTTTGGTGATGTTTCTGGTTCTCCAGGAATCGTAGGTTCTGCTGGAACAACGGTAACTTTAACTTTACCAAGAGGTATAGACAGAATTACTATTCAAAATAATACAGAAACTGCTTCTAGTGGCGTTTTTGCGGTAAACTATGGTGTTGTAAAACAAGGTAATGTTGTGCTAGATAATAGCACTAGAGATGTAACATGAACATAGTTTCCTTAGGGCGTACAGTTAGACCAGCAATAAATGGTCTAACTTCAGGGAGAGGATCTACAGACCAAACAACCATAAGTAAAAGAAAAGTTCAAGCTTATAAAGCTTTTGGTAAAGGAAGGTGGTCTTTTATTGTTAGAGCTAAGGCAAAAGGTCCTTATGGTGGCCGCAAAGGAAACTTCTTAAACATCGGTGTTTATCGACAGGCTGGGACACGTTATATCATAACACTTTTTGAAGATGACCAAGATAAGTTGGATGGTAATGTCAGCACCGCAGGGATTGATGGAATTGGAGCAACAACAGTAGAGGCAATTGTTTATAAAATTAACAACACTGTAATGAATACTTGGATTGAAGCTGAAATGCTTGTTAATTATACAGACCAAGAATTTACCAGTGCTGGTGGTATTGGCTTTGCTGATGCTCTTCCTCTCGAAGGAGGGAGGGGGTAAATGACCGTTGGAGAAAAAATACCTCTTAAGTTTGATTATGATAGTAACAACTCCCCTTCAGCTTTAGCGGAGTATACTGCGTCTGATGTTGTAGGTGTAACTAATGGCGGTACAGGAAGCTCTTCTTTAGCAGATTTTGGTCCAACTTTATCAGCAGTTAACCTTTCTGCGGCAACTGTTAATGGTATGCCTTACCCTGCTCCTTTTGGGTATATGCAATTAAACTCCGATGATACTGCCTCTGTTGACGAAAAGAAGCTGGGTTACTCTAATACTCCAGGAACTATCGTTTCAGATAAGATTACTTGGGATGACACTAATAAGTATTTTGTTGCAGAAGATGCAGGAACTTACGAAGTTTTAGCGGTTGTTATCCTAGAAGGAGGATCAACCTTAGTTGATATATCCATTAAGAAAAACGGAGCCGATGTTTTAGTGGGTCAACCTAGGGTCCACAGCACTGTTGATCCTTTAGAACATACCATGCGAGCGGTTTTTACTATGACAGCAGGGCAGAATGCAAATGTAACTTATGATGCTACTGCTTCAAACACCGTAAAAGCCCTCACAGGCTCAACAATGACAATTAAAAGATTAAAATAATGACTACACAAGATAAAAAATATACTCTCTCTAAAGAGACTTTAATGCCTTTGGGCATGGTGATTGCTCTTTGTGCGGGTGTAGTCTGGATCAGTAATCAATTAAGTTTGATTCATAATAAACTAGATTTATTGGAATCTAGCTTAGAAGAGCAGTGGACTAAGAGAGATATGGAGAACTGGGGCTTAAAGCTCAAGCTAGAGAACCCTGATATTGAAATTCCTACAATTGATAATTAATCAACCATATGATCTTGTCTCATTAGGTGTAGTAATCTGTCATTGTATTGCTCAGTGAGTGTCTGTATACTTGTTTGTATGTTATACAGAGTTTTTAACCCTGCTACAGATATTTCAGATCTCTTGCTAAATTCCTCAAAAGATTGTGAAATCTCTTTTATCTTTTGATTATCTAAGCCGTTTAGCTTAGATAACATTCTGTTTATATCTTTTGGTGTTTTCATATTAGTTTTACCTCATGTCCTTCTGCTTCGTAGTGTTTTTTTCTTTCTTGGGAGTGATCTTTTAAGTACTTCTCTTGGTCAAAGAAATCATACACATAAACCTTGTCTTTTGTCTCATGTTTTCGTAGAGCCCTTCCGAGGGCCTGTAGAGTCGCTATTTCAGATTTCATTCCTCTTGCATTGATAAAATGCGTTATTTCTTCAATGTTAACCCCTGTTTGGAGGATTTTAGTACCAATGAGGATGCTAGAATCTCCACATCCTCTGAATCTAGATATAGCTTCATACCTCTCTCCGATTGAATCGCACCCTTGGAGGAATTCACAATTGCCTCCAAGTAAGTCTTCCAAGGTTCTTCCATGGTCAAGTGATTTGGTAAGAATAAGGATACGGGCTGCTTTGTTTTTATTTTTGATGTCATCAACAATCTCCTTTATAATATTGTTTCTCTCTTCATTTTCAACGATGTACCTGTCGTATATTTCTAAATAACTTAGATGCTCATCTTCGTAGTTTGCTTTATACGGTCTGTCTATTATTTGAATTACGGGTTTCGTTAATTTTCCTTTATCTACTAACTCCTCTGTTGTAGCCACAGAGTATACTGGACCTAGCCCACCTTCTAGGTTATATTTGCTTATCTTTTGATTAGGGGGAGTTGCTGTAAATCCGTATCTGTAATTAGCCTCTGGAAAAGACTGTATTGCAGCTACTGTGGTTTTACCGTTGCTAAATTCGTGACACTCATCCACCATTAAGACTTCACAATCGAGATGAGTATCTAAAACTTTTTCTATACTTTGAACCGTGCAAAGCATGATATCTCCATCTATATAGCCCTCACTGAAACATAACCCTAAACCTTTAACTCCTAAGGACTTAAGGAACTCATACGTTTGTGTTAGCAGTTGCTTTGCATTAAATAAAAGCATCATTTTACGGCCATGTAA